CTAGACGAAAATTTGCATTAGCAAGTAGCACTCCTCCAGATTCAAGTCGTCCAAATTTATTTGCTTTAATAAAACAAGTTGATCAAGGTATAAATTTAAATGAAACAACAAGTATTGTTTCTGCACAGAATATTGGTAATACTTCTGGTACAGGTTTAAAAGTTTCACTTACAAAAATAGTACCTTCTTCTGGTTCGACTTATTATTCTTGGCAAATAAGTGAATCTGGAAATGGTTATTTTACAGGTGATAAAGTTAGAATTTTAGATGGAGGAGGAATTGTTGCTGAAATTGAATTAGTAGCAGTTGAAAAAGATGGAATAGATGATGGAACGAGTGGAGGTGTTGATGCTAATGATGCTTATTGGAAATTAGTAAGTTTAAATCCTAATAATGTTATTGCTGATTATTATTTATACGATTCAGAAGATTCTAGTCATAGCTTAGGGGCAGAACACCAGATAGTGTTTATGAATGAAATCAGAGAAACTTCTTCTATTGATTATCCACATTTAGCAATTGCAGGTTTAAGAATAAATAGTACAAAAGAAATAAATTCTTTTTCACAATTATCTGCATTAATTAAGAAAGGAATAAAAGTAAAAAGATTGATTAATGATTCTGGTTCGTTTGTTCCTCACGAAGGAGCACAAGCTGTTTTTGATAGTACAAATAACTTTGTTGAAATAGCACATGATTTATTAACTAATGAACAATATGGTGCAGCAGAATTAATAGGAATAAG